TCGGCTTCGTCTGTGCTGTTTAACAAGTCATCCGCACCATCGTGAGGTGAACCATCAAACAGAAACGCCATTAATATGTTAGGGTTCACGTCTACGCCCATTGTAGTCGGGTTTTGCACACGAAAAGGGTATAGGTGTATTTGTGGCATCGGGTTGTCCTTGATGGCTAAATTCGCATCGCTAACACGCCCATGATAGAACGTGCCGTTCGGATTAATTGTTTGGCAAATGCCTTTGATGAAGTTTACGGTGTCTAAGTACATGAAGCAAAAGTACTATTTTTTTAACATTTTCTGCTGTTGCTGTTGTGCCGCCTGTAAATCTTTTTGATACATGGACTTTTCAAAGTCGTGAAGGAGAATGTCGTAAATCAAAGTCGCCTGCATATTTGTGACTTCTTCAATAGTTTTGCCCCATCTGTCCATCATGGCAAAAATAGTGGCTTTCGCTCCGAACTTTTTAAACCTATCCACGTTTGCTATCGCTTCCGCTTGGCTTGGTTTGTAGTCGTTTAATCTTTTATAACGCTCAAAGAACTTTTTGAGTGCAGAAAAAAAAAAGCGCATATCGGGTTAGCCTCATCCGTAGGCACATCGCTAAAGTCAATCTCGGTGTAGATTTTCGCAATGCCAATCAAAGCGTCTTTTGGTTTGTCATGCTGCAGGAGTAAAGACTTCGCCATTTCTAATTTGCCATAGCTTTCACGCCCAATGTCTATTTGTTTATCCTTTTCCAAATAAGCGTTTGGAGGCTCGTGCATAAATTGTAATGCCGTAAATAACGCCCCTAGTGCCTCACTATTTAGCTTGTTTAATGTTGTGGTCGGCACACCCAATAAACAACTCGCTTGGTCTAATGCTGTTTCATGGTTTAGAAATTCGATGTACTTCTTAAAAGGTACATCGCCCCAATTAGTTGGGATGTTAATTAGTTCCTCGTTTATTTTGCCTTGTATCATATTAGACTATTTTTTCTTATTCCTGTGCTTGTTTTGTGCTTGGTTAGAAACGCAAAGCCATAAAGGAAACCGTCAAGTGCGTGATTAAATGCGTCAACTGGTATCCCTGCTTTCTTATCATTCCAAATGTAATTACTTAATTCCTTTCTCAAATTGTGGCTTGTTGGTGTTATCATTATTTTATAGTTCGTTGCGCTTGGTATCATTTCGGATGCACCTCTACAATAGTCGGTACACGGTTTTATATTCAATCCCTTTCGCCTCAAATCCTCGACTAATCTATTTTGTTGACCGTGACTATCACCCACGATTATATCAGTCGGCTTTTGGATTAATTGGCTATTAAGTTTGAAAAGGTCATCAGTACCTAGTTTATCAACTCCATAATACTCTTCGTGCAAATATATAACCTTTTGGTTATTGTCAACCGCTACTTTGACTAAGGTAGTCGGGTCAACACTAAATCCATAATCCTGTCCGTAAACGTATGGGAGTGAGTTATCAAACTCGCCCATCGTCCAGTTGGTGAAGATTGCGCCCTCCGCACGTTCTAACCAACCGCCAATGTAGTTATGATAATACCACTTAGGTTGTTCTTCTTTAGCCTTATATGCCTTTGCCAACCAATCGTGAGATAGATAATGCTTTGCTATTCCGTACCATGAATGAATGTGAGTAATTTCGGGTTTGTCACTAACCGTTACATTATACCCCTCTATTTCGATTTGCTTTGTGCTATTTTCTAACCAACGCTTATAAATGAAGTGTTCCCTTGTTGATGGGTTTTGTATCCAAATAACCCTATTCTGTTTGGATATTGTTCTAATGCTGTCGTCAATAGTGTCAAAACTTTTTTCATCAGTATAATCTTCGCCCTCCTCAATAACCCAACAAGTAATGCCGCTAATTGATTTTAGATTTGCCGTCTGGTCACCGCTACTTGTTTTGATACCGCTAAACAAAATGAAGCTACCCGTTAGCTTGTTGACTATTTTTGTTTTGGTTATCTCAAATGCTGATGCCACTCCCAAACGGTCAAGCGTCAAAAGAAATTCGGGTATGATAGACTTCTCGGCTGATGTCATAGTGTAACGGGTAAATAAAACTCCTTCGCCTTGTTCGTAGGTTAGCCTTACAACGAAGTCATGAATAGTTGACGACTTCAAACTACCACGACCCCCAGTTATTAGATAGTAGCGATTTTTAGAAGTGTATAATGGTTTGTAAATCTCATTTACTTCACCCATTGGATAATTGGAATATTTAGTTTCTCACCGTCTGTAGTGTGGTCAATCTTTTGCTTAGGCATTCCAAAGCGATATTGAAGCCACGTTTTGATTGCCAGTGTATCACCCTCTTGACACTTCGCCCAAAGTTTCGCCCAAACGTCTAAAGGGTCAACGGTCAAATCCATTTGTTCGACCATTCTTATTTCGTCTGCTTTTGGTTTTCGACCTGCGTTCTCTCTTTTACCGCCCTGCTTCATTTGAAAAAAATTTGACTATTCAAAATTTGGTGCTTATAATTTAGGACAAAGTTAATTACTTTAGGTGAATAAAAAAACCGCACCTTTTTAGGGATGCGGCTTAATTTTTAAAGTAGTGATAGTTGTGTTTCTTTAACGTCCTTAAACCTTAACTCAGCCTCTTTTAGGTTTAGTATAGCTTGTTTGTAGTAACTATCCTTTAGCTCAATCCCGATAGCTTTACGCCCCATAGAAACAGGTGAGTAAACTTCACTACCTACGCCCATGAATGGAGTAAAACAAACTTCATTCGGATTAGAATATAAATAAACCAAACGGTCAATAACGTCTAATTGTAATGGGTGAACGTGCTTTTCGTCATCTTCCTCTTTTGCGCTTTTAAACTCTAAAACATTGTGTCCTCTAATGTCATCCCAAACGCTTGAAGCGTAACGCTGCCATGTTATGTGAGCTAACTTGTTTATTTTTGGGTCACCATCAAACCCTTTCCACTTTTTAAGAAAATCTTGGTAACTGCCGTATTGCTCGGTATGCATTTGTAAAAATGGGGTTTCTCCAAAATAAGGGAAATCGGTCAACCCATTTTCATGAATAACTGGCACTTTATTTTCACCACTTTTTCTAAATATTAAAACGTAATCAGGAATTGCAGTAAAGCATCTTGTACTATCTTCAACAATATTTTTGTGAGTTAAACTTTGCACCATTGTTCTCATACGAACCTCTAAAGGTTCTTTCCAAATTGTTATACGGTTATTGTAAGTAAACCCATGCTTTAAGTGTAACTTAATTATTTCGTGTGGAAAATCCCAAAGATTGTGCTTCGTGGTATGAGTTATCACATCAGTGCAATGAACTGCAACAATTCTTCCAGCTTTTAGCGTTCTCGACATTTGTTCGATTAAAAATTCATAATGCTTTAAAAAGTCCTCAGGACTTTCATTATTACTCATATCTCGTTTATCACTTGAGTAAATGTATAAACCTGCAAACGGTGGAGAATAGATACTAAAATCTATTGAGTTGTCAGGTAGGTTTGAAATAACATCCATACAATCACCGTTGTAAATTGAATAGTTGTCTTTGTGTAGTTGGTCTTTTACGTTGTTCATAGTTTGGTTTGGTTTAAATGAATGATGGAATAATTAATGGTTTATTAAATTCTTTGTTAGTGTCTGTGTTGACTACTTTATTTATTGCGCTTTGAATACTTTTATTAAACTCAATAGCTTTATTTGTTTTGTATTTTAAAGCATCTAAAACACGTTCCTGACCATCGGAAACAACTAGGTCAACGGTTACGTTATTAATCTGTCCAAATCTCCAAAAACGTCTAATTGCTTGATAGTATTGTTCATAACTCCATGTAGGAAAATAAACGGTATGATTACAATGCTGCCAATTTAACCCGAATGAAGTTATCTTCGGTTTCGTAATTAATCTTTTAATTGAGCTATTTGCAAAATTCATTAAAATATCTTCCTTCTTTTCAATGCTATCACCGCCCTTTATTTGCACGGCATCTTTATCTAATTCATGCAACAAATCTCCCTCATCATTAAAGTGACACCAGTATACGGATGTTTTACCATTAGCTAATTCAACTGCTTTTTCGCACCTTATTTTAGTTGTACTCTTTTGCTCCTCTCTAACTTCTGACATTGTTCTAGCTTTGCCGTTAAACATCATTATTTGACCTCCGATAATCCAATTATTAGGATTTTTAACTTCGTTGACATTTTCTATTAATTCAGGAAGAACGTATTTAGTGTCATCAAATCCTAAGTCACTAGGCTTTTTTACAGACATACTCCATAATGATAGCCAACTAAAAAAGTCATCTTTAGCGTGTGGCTTCAAATACCATTTATTACCAATTTCTTGAGGTCTAATATTGTTTTCATTATTCCTAAAAAATCTTTGTAGCATATCCATGTATGGCAAATATCCAAGTGCTTCGCTACTTGTGCCAAATTCGATATAATCATTTGGTGCTGGTGTTGCTGTACTCAAAAAACGGTAAGGCATTTTTTTAATAAATGATGTTATTTGATTTTTTATCGCTCCATCAAAGTTTTTTAAAATGCTGCTTTCATCTAAAATACATCCAATAAAATCGGACTGGTTTAAATAATGCAATCTTTCATAATTGCATATTATTATTTTGCCTTTTAGTTCACCTTTTATTGTTTGGTAAACATCTTCAATACCTAGCTTATTAGCTTCTAAAACAAATTGAAAACCAACCGCTAATGGAGTTAATATTAAAACTCGTTTATTAGTGTGGTTAACAATATTTTTAGCTATTGATAACTGCATTAAAGTTTTACCTAAACCAGTATCAGCAAAAATAGCCATGCGTCCTTTATTGACGGCTTTCTCAATAATGTGTTTCTGAAAGTCAAATGCAATGTCGGGTAAATAATTTACTTCAAATCCGAAGTTACCGATTGAATGACGCTTCCTTTCTAGGAAGTCTAAATACTCTGTTTTCATAGTTGGGTTGGTTTTGGTTGGTTAAATTGAATAGGCAAATATATCTTTTTAATTTTCACACTTGCAAACTTTTTTTAAAGTTTTTTTCAACTGTCGCATATTTACGGACAGTTCGGGTAAAATTACTCACGATATTGAGTAAAGTTTGCTTAATCATTCATTAACCGCAAAAGTGCGGTCTATTGCACATTATGTCATTCTTCTTCGGGTTCGGTTACTCCTTCTTCTTCTTCTAATCCACTGATAAAGTCCATTTCATAAACTTGGATAAGTTTCACCCCATCTTCGATTTCATCAAAGGTAGATAGCTGAGGCAATTTTAAATCACGTATTTTCCGAAGCGCATCTTTGTAGGTTGGTGCATACACCACAATGTTAGTGCCTTCAAAGTTTTTATAATCTAATACTTGAAAAGTCCATTGATATAGCTGTTCCATTATTTATCATTTATGGATTTAAACATAATGTTTTCGAGCATCCGAATGTAGCTACGGTTGGATATTTTATAAAACTTTCTGCATGAGTTACATTTCATGTGACGTTTAATGTAACCCATTGCCGTTGCATCGGTGTGCGATAGTTGCACGTTCTCACTAGCACATTCTGGACAATGCCACTTTTCACCGCCTTTTAGGACTGCCATGTTGGTGTTGTGATAGATGTAAGGCGACATAGCCATATAAACATCCTCTAAAACCGCCACATCTTGAACACAATATTCAACCATCTTTTTTAGTGAAGACTTATTTTTATGTTCGCAAATGTCAATCCACAACTTCATGCCCTCATGGTCAAGTTTGCGCCCTACATTCAACACCTTACCGAGATAGTCAAGTTTATTACTAGCGAAGCGAAAGTATTGGCGTGACTTCTTTAGCGTGTCAAGTGTGCGATAAATAGGAAACATTAAATTGCCAGTTAATATTGCCCTTGTGCGAAGTTCTTTGATGTCGAATTTATCACCGTTGTGCGCCACTATCTCATCAGCATGTTTAATTACTTGGATAAAGTCTTTTACTAGCTTGGTATCATCTTGGTTTTCATCCCACTTTAGAACGTGAACTTTGTCTTCATACTGCCATTTGTAAGCTATGCAGATAATTTTTTTTTGCCTTAAAATATTGTCGGGATTAATATTGACTTTCCAAAATTGAAATGTAGGCACAATGTAATAACTTGTTTCGATGTCAAAGAATAGCCTTTTGATTTCGCTATTTTGTTTTTTAAGGTTTGCCTTATTTATAAACCTGCTGACCTCTCTTCTAAAACTTTCTGGTTTAACGTCTATCTTAAACTTCTTGAAAATCTCATCCGCAATTTGAGTAATGTTTTGGGTGCTTTCATACCTTACTCGAATATACTCTTGGATTTCTTTAGTTAGAACCATAGTTTGTTTATTTAATTGTGGCGAATTTACCGTAATTAATTGTCATAATGCTTTATTTACGTATGCTTTAAATCCTAAATCATTCAACTGCTTTATTCGGTACTCCTGTAAAGGTTTCAAAGTGTCGGTCTTTTCTTTGCACTCAATAAAGATAGCTTCACCATCTTTTAAGCATAACAAATCTGGGATGCCATTCTTTGAAGTCTTAATTAAATTAATCACAAAGTAACCTTTTGCCTCCATTTCTTTTATGACTTTGGTTTGGTGTTTACTTGCCATTTCTTAAATGTTTGTAGGACAAAATCCTTTTTTTTAGATACTGCTTTATAAATCTGCCACTCAATCCCATCTTTAGCAAATACCCAAAATATATCACTTCGCTTTCGGTTTATAGTTGTCATTCTATCTCTCGATTGCCAGTAGCTAATCGCACTAAAATCAATATTATAATAAACTAAAGCCTCAGCAGCAGACAAATTCACTCCTTCACGTCCACTTATTATTTGCAAAGCTATAGTTTTATTTGAATTATTGAACTCCTCGATGTTGTCGGTAACGTCAAAGTGCTTCTTGATAGCGTCCAATTCAGCAATAAATTTGTAGAAAATAGCTATTTTTTTACCTGCAAACCTTTGTTTTATTGCCACTGCTTTACTATCGTCAAAGTCTATTCGATTGCCGTCCTCAAACTTCACCGTTCCGCTATACATTTGATGAACCTTTTGCATTAACTTGACCGATGTGTCAGCTAAAACTACTCCGCTTTTACCCTCAATAATCAAATCCTTACTTAGTCGGTCAATAATTGAATAGGTTGACGGCTTCATTTCTATGGTCATGAAGTGTTCTTTTATTTCGCTCACAAATCCTGCTTCTTTTTGTGTATAGGTCAACATTATTGGCTCGATGTACTTTATAACCTTATCGTAGTTAACCACGCTGTAATCGTTTGATGTGCCGTATGAAGTGTATTTAAGTTTGATAGTGCCGAAATCATTGTGCCACTTGTAAAAGTTCGCATAGTTTCTAAACGGTGAATAGTTGGAAACAAATAACTGATGGAAGATTTGAGCGTTGCTTTCGGGTAGTAAGGTTCCTGTCATTAGAATAACCTTGCAACCGTTTGAGCATATTCTTTTGGCTTGTTTTGTTCTGATGCTAGGTTTTGGAAACGCTGCCAAACTATGGCTTTCGTCAAAGATTACTAGGTCATAAGTTGCTTTGTGTTTATGCAGTTGCTCATAGTTAATTATCGTAATCGGATAGGTGTAAGCTGCTGTGGCGTAGTCTTTCTGGATGCTGCTAATTGCCTTTAGCTTAGTGACAAATAAAACATTTGAGTAGTTACTGCCTATTGATAGTGCGATGTGGCTCTTGCCTGTCCTCACTTCATAATTAAGTATCAACAAGCCTTTAGCCTTTAATATCTCACCACCTTTAGTGACGGCTTCGGATTGGTATTCTCTTAGTTGAAACATATTAAAAAGGTGCTTCGGTTAGTTTTAAATCAATAGAGAACCAACGCTCATGATGCGACTTTCCTTCATTGTAATCATGGTTGACATAGACTGCATAACTTTCAATCCACTTTTTAAACTTTTTATTGGTTAGCCACTTCTTATAGTCTTGATACTCGTTGGTAAAGTTATCGAATATTGTAGTTTTATTTAGACGCTCGTTGTGCGCTATGGCTCCGTCCTTTGTCCATTCGTAGAACTCAAATGAAGTTTCTTTGATGAACTTTCTAACCACTAGGTTATTGAATTCATTTTGAACTAAGCCGTTTGTCAAATAATACTGCAAACAATTAACCATGTAGCTGTCAAACCTTGCCCATTCGCTTTCGCTCCAGTCATCAAAAAGTAAATGCCCAAAGTGGTCTAATGGTGTACGGTTAGCACTAAAGTAGCTACTCATTTCAATCTCAAACTTTCTACGCTCAAATGAACCCCCAACGCCTCCAACGGTGTAATTTGTTGTGATTAATATTTTCGGACTTTTTTGGATTGGTAATTTAATAGCGTCCTGTCCTTTGTACTCTAATGTAATGCCCTCAGTGATTAAGCTAAAAAGACTTTCAAAACTAAAGTTCTTTTTAACATCGTCAAATACTAATAGTTGGCAATCGGTTGAAACGGTTTGATAGGGGAAGGACTTATTAAACTCAAATGTCTTGCCGTCAATCATGCTGACCTTTTTCATCTTCGCTATGGCGTTCCAAAATAAACCTTTGCCACTTCCGCCATTCGGGTTTTCGCTTATTGTTTCATCATTAAAAATAATCGCTTTATTATTTGCGGAGGTCTTAAAGGTGTGAAGGAGATAGCCAATCACTGATTTAAAGGTGTTGTACTTTTGGATGTCCTTGCCACTAACTAACCAAATAAACTCTCGGAATATAGCTGGGTGGTGGTCTGTTTCAGTAAACTCACGGTTTATTATTTGGTTCTTCCAAACATAGCCGTTTAACTTTAGATAGTCAATTTGCTCTACTCCGTCCTTAGTTACTCTCAAAGCGCAGTTGGAATAGTAAATAAAGCATTCGGTTGGTGTATCTTCTTTTAGCTGAATGTCTGCTGACTTCAAAAAAGATAGATAGTTTGGTGTAAAAAATTGTGGATTTCCTGCAATGTAGTCGTAAGGCTTCGCCCCTATTTTATCATTGCTTAATAAATAATCAAGTACAAAATCTTTGATTTTCTTTTCGTTGGTTTCTTCAATAAAGTTCTGCTCCTTACGGATAAAAGTGTAAGTGTTACCGTTTGATGGATAATACTTCATAAAATTGTTTTGCTCTAACCACCGTTTGAACTTTAAAGGACTTAATATAATTCGACCTTTGTCGGTTATGTTCCAAAACTCATCTACTTCCATCGACCCCTTTACACGGTCAATAGTTTCCAAGTCTTGAATTTCGATGTTCTCACGTTGTAGTGATGCCTTTATTTGCTTTGGGTTTTTACCGCTCAATATCTGCTTTTCGATAGAAGAACGGATTTGACTATCCTCAAAGAACCTCGTGTTAAACGTATTCTTACCACGTTTATAGGCTGAATTACACACCTGCTCAATCTCACTACTATCAAAGTCGCTTTCTTCGTATTTTAGTAGCTGCGATAGTGCTGTGTGCTTTCCTATGCCAAAGTCATTAAAAGCCATTGCCAGTTTAAATAGGTTCTCATTTCTACTTCCATTTTGTAGGCTATACTTTTTATTGAACCATTTTAAAAGGTTATCTAATATTTGACTTTCTGAACTCATAGGTACAACAACATCAATGTGCTGTTTGCCTATTTCGGTATATTCCTCCAATTCAATCGCATCCCATTGTATAGCTTCTGTGTTGATGTATATTTCTGGGTCATAACTTTCAAAGCAGAAACGGCATATATCTTTTCCAGACTTATCGAAGTTAGGGCAATTAAAATGACTTTCTAAAGCGTTAAAATATAAAGTAAAGTTTTCCGCATCCTTTGGTATTTTAACCAATGCTTTTACACCAAGTGCTGATGGTGAAATAAAAGCAGCATAAACAAATGGCTCTTTACTTAAAACCTGTTTATAGTTTATGGCTTCGGCTTCGGTTTTGAATTTATCAAAGTCAAGTATTAAGAAACCAGATGGTTCGATTAAGCCACTGACTGACCTTGTTGTGAATGTGCCGTTATAGCAAACACCTGCTAAGGACTTCTTATCCTTTTCGTCTTTTGTTTTGCGATACTTTAGGACTTTGTCTTTGCTTTCGCCTTGCTTAATTCTGTTTAGGCAAAAGTCAACCGACCTTTGGAATGGGTTGGCAACGTCTGTTACCGATTTAAATATTGAAACCATAGTAGAAAAAAAGTGCCCCAAAGAATACAAGTGATGCAAGCACAAGTATTCGATGAGGCAATAAGTTTGGAATTGTATCTTGCATATACAGTGGCAAAAATATAAATCAATAATTAACAAACAAACTATTTGTAAAATATATTTTTTGCGGCACGTTTGCGCCAATTTAACAAATTCATAAAATATTGATTTTCAACTGCTTAAATAGTTTTGCGCCAATAATCCGATTATTTTCGGGAAAACCTCTGAAAAAAACGTGTTTTTTAAAAAACGTGATTTCTATAAAAGAAAATAGGAAAAGCAGGTGAATAATTGGCGCAAATAAAAAACCCCCGATTTCTGGTCGAGGGTTATTGCATTGGCAAGTAATCAATGATTAATACTTCACCTTAATCAAGTCAGTAAAATCCTTTTCAAGTTCCAAAACCTTATCAGTCGGAAGGAAAAACAAACGCTCATTAATGCTGGTCACGGCTCTTATTTTCTCATCGCTGTTCTGCATCTCGGCTCTAATCACCTTTTGACTTTCTATACCAACGTATGAAAGTAATTGATTAACGCCTGTGTGATACGCTGTTTTTAAGCGGTGCAGGACGTTTTTAACGCCACTGCTGCCGCTTAGTTTTAGATAATATTCATGCTCGATGTTCAGCATCTTCGAATAGTATAGCTGTCGGAAGATTGACGCTGTTAGTTGGTTGAGGTGTTGCTCCTGTTGCTCGGTCATTTTGTTTGGCTTGGTTTATTTGGTTATAATTAGTAATGATGTGTCTTAATTCTTCAAAGCAAATGTTGAGGGTTTGTCTTATCTCATCCCATTCTACGCCTAGTTTTCTAAGTTCAAATGCTTTCTTGTTGGCTATTAGTTCAACATGGTATGGCTTGGTGAAATCACGTCTGTAACTCATTTGACTTGTAGATTTTGCTTTTCAATAATGGTTGCCCCCTCAACTATCACACCGCTTTCAATATCGCTTTTAATGGCTGTTTTGTTCACCGTTGGTTTATAGTCGAAGTATTTGGCATCTAAAAGACTTTCATCAATAATATGTACCGACTTTGAAGCACGAAAGGACATTTTAACTAAAGGTGTCTTGACTTCGCTCAATTCGTACTTCTGCATAGCAAATCCGATAGTTTCTTTCAGTTTAGCTGTTGCACTATCAATGCCGTCTTTCATTGCCTTTAGTCGCTTTATTTCAGCGTCTATTGCTTTGCTGTCGGCTTCGTTGGATAGTATCACCAAACCATAGTTAGCGGATTTCTCCGCCAACTCGGTTTGAGTGATTGCTAACTTGTTAAACAATTCGTCTGTGATTTCACCTTGTGATGCGATTAGTTCATCGTTTATGGCTTGTAACTCTTGGTCTATGTGGTATAACGCTCTCATTATTTCTTCACTTTTAGGTTCAACAATTCGTTTTCCATCGGTTCTAATAACTGAAACTTTGCTTTCACTTGGTCAATCGTTGCTTTGCCTTGCAGTAAAGCGTTGGTTACGTTGGTGAACTCAACCGTTCCACGTTCTAAGAATGGTTTTGCAACTGGTTTAGGCTGTGAAGCTATATTTCCATCATCATCATCTGCTCCCACGTTTAGAAATGACTGCATACCATAACGTCTTGCGTAAGTAATACCGCTCCCCTGCGCTTGTGCATCATCTTTTTTGCCAAATAATATTTCAGTTTCGCAACTCATCCATTCGCCACTTTCGTGAATTAAAATAGTTTCAACGTAATTCTTTCCATCAATAGTTATTGTTGGCTGTAATAGCGTTATGCCGTTGGCTTGAAGCGATGGCATACACGCCTCACGAATGGAGTTAAGGTCTGCGTACTTGCTTTTGAAAAATGGATTTTTAGCGTCCTTAATCGCTGTTCCCATTGCGCCTTGTGCCTTTAGTAAAGCGGAGGCAATCTTTGTAATTGTTTGTGATGTTTTCATAGGTTTATTTGGTTTAATTGGTTAATTAAAATGGCGGCTCGTTTAGAAAGTCTGCATTGCCGTTTGCTGTGTTATCTTGTTTTGCTTTTGGTTGCCACTCATTTAACACCGCATAATGTGTATTACCGTTCTTGTCTGCTTCCTTTCTGCGAAGCAAATCAATGTTAACGTAGCCTTTGGCATTGGTGTGTTTGTTTAGTTCCTCGATTAGTGTTTTGGCGTTGATTGATACGCTCACCACTTCACCGAAAGTAGTTTGTTTTGACTTAATAAATAAGCCGTTGATGTAGGTCTTGTTTGACATTGTTTATGGTTTTAAATTGTTAGAAATAAGGTCTTGCAGTTTGCTAGTGGCAAACTCACGAGCAAATGAATAAGCGATTAAGTCGGTAAGACTTAGCTTTTGCGCATCGGTCAAAAGTGAATACGGCACACCGTAAAATTCACTGGCGCATTTTAGTTTTACTTCTTCTA